AAATTAGATTTTACCGATAAAGAAACCAGAAAACAATATCGTATAGGTAGAGGTGAACAAGGCGTATTACTTGTAAGACCATATACGAATGATATATGTAAATACTGGCGATTTAAAACCCCTACAATAGCATATAAATCTGCTAATCAAATATACTTTACTTATGCACAATACAGAGCTAAAAATGATTTTATTGGCATGGATATGTGTCGAAAGTTTTTAGAAATGGGTTTTACAAGGGCAAGACGGTATGCCAATCATAGAGATGGTAATAAGTATGATAAAAACCGTAATGTAAAACCACAGGAACCAGACGCCATGACCTGCCATTTTGCAAAGTCAGCTACTATATTCAGAGAGTTTAGAAATAGAGTGGCAAAAGACGATAAGTATATAAGTATGAGAAAAAACTGGCGACAACTAGAGGAAGCTTGACAATATGATACAAATGATGTATATTAGGAGTAATTATGAGTGATTTTTTAAAAGATATTATAAAAGAAACAGGCAATGAATATGCCACACTTGCAAAAGATGGTGTATCAGGAGGTGATGTAGATAGTTTTATTGATACAGGATCATATTCATTTAACGCTCTACTATCAGGTTCAATATATGGTGGCCTACCAGGTAACAGAATTACGGCAATCGCCGGCGAAGCTGCAACAGGTAAAACTTTCTTCGCATTAGGTGTTGTAAAACACTTTTTAGAAACAGACAAAGACGCAGGTGTAATTTACTTTGAGTCAGAGAATGCTATATCAAAAGATATGGTTGAGAGTAGAGGTGTTGATAGCACAAGACTTGTTGTTATGCCAGTTGCAACCGTTCAAGAATTTAGAACACAATCAATTAAAATTATAGACAAATATTTGGAACAACCAGAAGATAAGCGTAAGCCTATGATGTTTGTATTAGATAGTTTAGGTATGTTATCTACTACAAAAGAAATGGAAGATACAGCCGCTGGTAAAGAAACAAGAGATATGACAAGGTCTCAAATTGTCAAGTCAGCGTTTCGTGTATTGACTTTAAAATTAGGTCAAGCAAATGTTCCTATGATAATGACCAATCATACTTATGATGTGATTGGCAGTATGTTTCCTCAAAAAGAAATGGGTGGTGGTTCAGGTTTGAAATACGCCGCTTCATCAATTATCTATCTTGGTAAACGAAAAGAAAAAGACGGCACCGAGGTAGTTGGTAATATTATACATTGTAAAAATTATAAATCAAGAATAACAAAAGAGAATGCTCAGATAGATGTACGATTAACTTATAAACATGGTCTTGACAGGTACTATGGTCTTTTAGAATTAGGCGAAGAAGCTGGTGTCTTTAAGAAAGTATCAACAAGATATGAAATGCCAGATGGCACAAAAGTTTTTGGTAAAACTATCAATACAGAGCCTGAAAAATATTTTACAAAGGAAGTATTAGGAAAAATTGATGAATTCACCAAACAAAAATTCACCTACGGACAAGACGAATAAACCTTATACCTTTGTACAAAGAGAAGAAGATGACTTTACTTGTTTAAAGTTAACTTCTAAAGAATATGATGGTATAATATACAAATATGGTAATGTAGGTTTTGGTAAAGAAGAAAATCCTGATGGCACCTTGCCAATGATATTTGATTATGATATAATTAAAAATCCAAATAACATTGACCTCGGTGATGAGAAAAAGTTTGTCGACCATATCGGCGATATATTATTAGAACTTATGGAGAAGCAGATAAAAGATGGCACAGCAATTATTAAGTGATAGAATAGAAACCACAATTATCAGTAATCTATTCTTCAATGAAGATTTTACTAGAAAGGCTTTACCTTTTATACAGCCTGAATATTTTAGTAATGCTGATGAGCGTATTCTGTTTAGTGAGATATTTAAGTTTGTAGATGGTTATAAAAATCTACCTACAAAAGATACTATATTAATTGAACTTAATAATAGAAAAGACCTTAACGAAGACCAACTAAAAAATTTAAGACAACTTGTTTCTAATGCAAGTCAAGAAGAAACTGATTTACAATGGCTGTTAGACACTACTGAAAAATGGTGTAAAGATAGAGCCGTGCATAATGCAGTATTATCAGGCATTAAGATATTAGATAACAAAGACCAAAAGAGAACACCTGAATCAATACCTGGTATTTTATCAGACGCATTGGCAGTTAGTTTTGATAATCATATTGGTCACGATTATATAGAAGACGCTCAGAATAGATTTGAATGGTATCATACAAAAGAGAAAAGATATAAGTTTGATTTAGATTATTTTAATAGAATTACAAAAGGTGGTGTGCCAAGTAAAACACTTAACATTGCTCTTGCAGGCACAGGTGTTGGTAAATCTTTGTTTATGTGTCATGTTGCTTCTAGTTTCTTAACACAAGGTCTTAATGTATTGTATATAACTTTAGAGATGGCTGAAGAAAGAATTGCTGAAAGAATAGACGCAAACTTATTTGATGTTACCATGGATGACCTACATGATATGCCTAAACAATTATATGATAATAAGTTAGATAAATTAAATCAAAAGACAAATGGTAAATTAATTATCAAAGAATATCCAACTGCCTCTGCTCATAGCGGTCACTTTAGAGCATTGATGAATGAGTTGGCTTTGAAGAAGTCTTTTAAACCAGATGTTGTCTTTATTGATTATTTAAATATTTGTGCTAGTGCTAGATTTAAAGGTGGTAATATATCATCATACTTCTATGTAAAAGCAATCGCTGAAGAATTAAGAGGTTTGGCCGTTGAGTTTAACTTACCTATCTTTAGTGCCACACAAACGACTAGAACTGGTTATGTTTCTACTGACATTGGTTTAGAAGATACATCTGAAAGTTTTGGTCTACCTGCTACTGCTGACTTTATGTTTGCCTTGATGTCAAACGAAGAGCTAGAGGCATTAGGTCAAATGAAAGTTAAACAATTAAAAAATAGATATAATGACCCAGCAATGAATAGGGCATTTATCGTAGGCGTTGATAGAGCTAAGATGAGATTGTATGATGTAGAAAACAATGCTCAAAATATTGTTGACGCTAATCAAACTAAACAAGATGAAAACTATCCTACGCCAGAGGACGCATATAGTAAGTTTTCAGATTTTAAAATATAGGAGTGCATATGGCAAACTTTAAAACATTTACCAATGCTTCAGCACCTTATGAAGGCAAGAAAATCGCCATTGACATGGATAGAATATCTTGTTTTTATGAAGATGTCTTGAAAGCTGATGAGGGTAAACACACAACAATATGGTCTAAAGAAAATGTATGGACCGTGGAAGAAGACTTTATAACTGTTAAAAAAATACTAGCAGGTTGGGAACCAGGAGATACTGAACAATGATACAAGAAACACTATTTAATATACCTTATTACACATTACCAACATTAAACTTTAAGGTAAAGAAAAAACAGTTAACTAATTTGTTAAAGTCTTATCCTGAAAAGAAACAAGGTATACAACCTTTTTCTACGAATAGACAATCAAACAGAGATGGTTTAGCACAAGGTTTTAGTAAAATTCTTAATGAAGAACTTGATTTACTAGCACAAAAAGTAAAAGCTAATATACAAATAAAAGACATATGGTCTGTATCATATGCTAAAGGTGATTATCATTCACCTCACAATCATGGTTCATTAGGTTGGGCAGGTATTTTATATCTTGATTTACCAAAAGATTCTCCAGTTACAAGTTACATACAACCTTGGAATGATATACAAAATGATACATCAATATATCATCCAATAAAAGTGGTTGAGGGACAAATAGTGATTGTTCCACAATTTGTATTACACTTTAGTCCACCAAACAAATCAACCAAAAAGAAAAGAATTATATCGTGGGATATGGAGCTAATACCAGCATAATATATGCCTAAAAAGAAGAAGACACAAAAGGTTAGATTTCACAAAGGCGACAGGAGGCCAGGACCTAAAATGAAAGACTTACATTATATCAAAAAGATGGTCAAAAGAGGTCGTAAGATCATATGGCAAGTCATAGAAAAACCTAAAGGTAAAGTTGTGTCAGAATACTTTTTTGAAGAAGACGCCTCTAGTCTTGTGAAGTTTCAAAATAAACACCGTGTCTGGTTAGAGAACGGTGGTATACCAGATTTCTTATGTATTAAAGGTGAAAGAGAGCTTGCCAAACGCTGACTAATGGTATATAAATAGTTATATGCCAACCGTATCACCAAGTTATATGCAAAAGGGAGTACCTAATCCATACTATACTATGGATGAGCCTACCGTAACATCTACAGCTGCCGCTCTTAAACGAGAAGGTTTTAAAGTAAAAAATAGCAAAGAGTTACTTTTTAAATGTGTAGATAAAATAAAAGGCAAATCTTTACTAGACTCAAGAGGTCAATTTATGTTTCAATTGGCCGTTGATAAAAAATCTATATTACCTTTCGGTATAAAAACTACTAAAAAACAAGTCAAAGGCCATCTAGGAATGGCAACTAGAAAAGATAGCACGGCTTCTTCAAATGTCAATGAGTTTTTGACGGTATATTTTTTAAAAAATAAAGCTATGACACCTAAAGATTTAGAGGACCACTCTTGCAAAATGGGAAGTAAATCCACAGGTATATTAACGGGTGAGGGAACAGCAGTTTCTTTTGAAGATTTATGTATGTTGATTGATAAAGATGAAACAGCAGAGAGAGATATTAAGATAGGTCTTAATAATGCAA